CTGAATCTGGTCCTGAACCCGGAATACGGTGACATCACCGATACCGAGACGGGTACCGACCTGACCATGACCTATGGTAAGCCCCCGGGAGCTTCCTTCCCGCAGACGAAGCTCGTGCCGCGTCGACGTTCCTCCTCTCTATGTGAGGACATGACGCCCGAGAAGTGCTCCGAGCTTCTGGAGAGCATCCCTGATTTCACGGGACTCTTTGAGCGAAAGACGACTGCTGATGTGCAGACCATTCTGGATAACTTTGTTAACTCCCAGGTCGATGACCCGGAGACTGTTAGCACTGAAACCGAGAAGTACGGCAACAAGACCGACGGCGAAGCTAACGCTGTTGATGCCGCTTTCGCAGAGCTTGGCGCTCTCTAATCATCCCCCCCACAGGGAGGCCTAGGGTTATCAGGGGCCTCAAATATCTTACTGGAAAGGAATAGTACGTGAAAAATGGATATAAGAGAAGAAAAAGTTGACATCAACCCGGGACTGGAGAAGATCTATAATATGGTGCTTCCGCATCTCGGTCATGACATGCTCACAGCCCCTGGAGATTTGGTAGACAATGCCCTCGACGCCGGCGCAAAAAATGTGAAGCTTTATATTAACGAGGACAAGGGGGGTATTACTCAAATTCTTGTTGCCGACGATGGTAATGGCATGGACAGATCGGTCCTGCACGAATCTAATCGCATCGGCGCCGATGCAGCCCATAACCCGGGCGATAATGGTAAATTTGGTACTGGAGGATCAATTGCATCCTTTACTCTTGGAGAGTGTAAAACTACGTATACCAGGAATAGTGTCGCAGGACCTGTATTAAAATCCGTTCTGAGTTTGGAAGCATTGGGCACATCCCATCCGCTGACACTCACAGTTGCGACAAGCGAGGAGATCGATTCGTTCAACGAACTACTTCCCAACACAACCGGCACCTTGATAAGTATTGAGGCCATGAAGAAAAACCCTCAGTACTCCAGGGCCTATACATATGCACACGCCCTCCAAGAGTACTTTGGTATGACGTACTACAATAACTTGGATAACGGCCTATCAATTGACATTTTCTATACAAATGCTGGATCCGACGAGGTAAAGAGACTAGAGGTAGAGCCCTTTAACCCCATCTATTATAACGATCCCGAACGCTCTCATACATCGCGAACTCAGACAGTGAGTTATGAATTTGAGAACTCGGCCGGAGAACAAGTACAGGGCGACATAATCCTTTACTTTACACGGATGAACACAGCAACCATCCGTAAATCTCACGGGCTTGGTAAAAATCAGGGACTTGTCCTGGAGAGAAATAAGAGAGTTATTTGTCGCGGAAAAGCGCCTTCTGGTATTTGGACTCGTCACCCGCACCTTAATGGCGCAGGAGTGTTGATATCCTTTGGGGAAGAGTTAGATGAAGCTTTCGGTGTTAAAGTTACGAAAAATGATATAAATCTGTCCGAGCACCTCACCGAGACGCTCGCCCCAGAGATCAAAAAGCATCTAAATTATGTTCGGGAAATCTATGCCGATGGATCAGCTACATCCCCGGAAGTTAAGGAGCTTTCTAAAGCAGACGATAGGTTCTCCAAAGCACTTCAGGAGAATGGAGCCTCAATTGGGTTGCCAGAAGTAACGACCACCAGCACGAGCGGGAAGGGGTCTAGGAATCCTACCGGGGTTCAAAAGGGCACTGTCACGCCCAAGGGCACTGACCGCCGCCAGTCCGGCGCATCAAAGTCCTTTAATGTTCCGCGGTTTGAATACATTTCCGAGCCTAGAACACCAGTGGATCACTGGCCCAGCGTCGACGCGGAGGGAACAATAGTTGTTTTTATTAATACAGCCCATCCATTCGTGGAGAAGGTGTACATAAAGGGCAATGAAAGCACCCAGGATGCGATGCGCGCAATGTGGGCCGCTTCGGGACTTGCTCATTATGATTATAAAGACACTCCGGAAGAAACTACTACTGCTAGTTTTGCTGAAAAGCTATCAAACTATCTGACAAAAATCTATAAGCAGGCGGTATGATACATTCCCACAGGGAGGCCTAGGGTTATCAGGGGCCTCAAAAAGAAAGGAAGAGTTATGACTACTACAACGAACCGACTTGAGACGCTGATTACGCTTCTTGAAGAGACTCGCGAAGATCACGATAAGTTCTTCACCAGCGGTAACAACGCTGCGGGAACTCGTGTTCGCAAGGCCATGCAGGAAGTGAAGACGCTTGCTCAGGAGCTTCGCGTCGAGGTCCAAGAGACCAAGAACACAAGGTAGACTCTACCAGCCGCAGGGAGGCACGGGGATACAGGTGTCTCATTTTATCACACACTATGAAGGGAGTTAAAAATGGGTGATTTTGTTAATAAGCTTCGCGAACTAAACGTTTCCGACGATGATTTCGTGACGCTGAGCTATAGTGAGGGGTGCGATGTATGGCACATCAACGAGAGCCATGTTCAGGAGAGCGCCGCCGAGACCGAAACGGCTGCAATGCTGGCTGGGCTGTTGGCCTCTGGGATTCCAGTATATGGGACGTGGGGAAGTTCTGACCCGGGTTGCGATATTTTGAGCGAGATGCGAGGTAACGATCTTCTCGAAGACTATGACCGTGAAGGGTGGTTTGAGGAGTTCCTCACCGAAAAGCTGCAGGAAACCATTTACGATGGAGAGTACTCTTTGGAGTATTCTACAGAGCAGTACGACTACAAGCGCGGCCGATGTGATATTTCCACTGAGGTCCGAGTACGCGCAGGCGACCTGTTTAACGCCGCTTCGCGAGCCAACGACACCGCTGATTTGAGGTTCTACTTCTTCAGCGCTGACACTTTTGTGTCTGGTTTTGACGTTTCCGTCAAGACCAAGAACGGCACTCTGACGCTCGATTGATGAAAACGCTGGATTTACACGGCATACGACACGAAGGGGTGGTTCAGCAGATACACAGTTTTGTGTATAACAACGAGCTACCCCTTCGTATCATTACCGGAAAATCCGAAGCAATGCGTAAAATAGTGGTTGACACCGTAGGCCTTTTAGGGTATTATACGCATTATGAACGATTGGTCAACGAAGGTTGCCTGATCGTTACAGAACAAGAATTCGTAATCTAGAAAGGAAATACAATGATTGTACGAACTAATAGAATTGTGCTTATGGCACTTCTGGCCCTCATCCTGGGCCTTGCAGCGGGAACCCTCGCAGGTTGCCCCGCCTCTGACGACGACGACAGCGCCGCCGATGATGACGACAGCGCCGGCGACGATGATGATTCGGCGGTGGAATAATGGAGGTCTTTACTTTTGAAACACTGTATGGGGCGTTCCTTGCTGGGGTACTCGGCTGGACATTCGCCTATACCTTCGTGACGCGCCACCGTCTTAAGAAGCTCGAAGCGCGCCTAGGGGGAGGGGAGTAGAAAATGTGGACGGCGCTAGCTCTGGTAATTATAGGATTTTATATACTGGAGCTGCGGCGCCAGATACAAGAAACCCGCGAACATGTAGCGACGCTCCACAAGGATGTGAGAGACGAAATTTACGAAAGATATGGAGAGAGATTCGATGGCAAAAAGTAAGTCAAAAGCAGGCAAGATTTCAATTGATGGTCTGCGAACTTTAATCAACAAAACTTCGGGTGTGGAAGTCGCCCACAATCTGAAGGAAGCGAATCCTACAGAAGTAACGGAATGGATCCCAACCGGGTCGCGGTGGTTGGATTCTATTATTTGTCGCGGCCAACTTGCGGGCATTCCCGTCGGCAAGTTTACGGAGATTGCTGGACTGGAATCCACCGGCAAATCTTTTATGGCAGCACAGTGCGCTGCGAATGCCCAGAAGATGGGTATGAATGTGGTGTATATGGATTCGGAGTCAGCGATTGACCCAGGGTTCCTTGAGCGTACCGGATGTAATCTAGATGATCTGATCTATGTCCAGGCCCAATCGGTGGAACACGTTCTCGAAACCGTCGAAGCTGTTTTGGCTTCCGGGGCAGAACGAACGCTCTTTATCTGGGATTCGCTGGCTCTGACTCCCACTGTGTCAGATGTGGAGGGGGACTTTAATCCCCAATCCACGATGGCCATGAAGGCCCGCATTCTCTCCAAGGGAATGTCCAAGCTGACAATCCCCATTGCGAATACTAAGTCGGCTTTCCTGGTTCTCAACCAGCTGAAGACCAACATTCCTCAGGGACCGAATGCACGCATCGTTGCAATGACGACACCTTATATCACTCCAGGCGGAAAGGCAATGCATTATGTATATTCTCT